CCAAGAACACTTTCGTGTCTTGGGAGACACCTTCTAATAAAAGCAGGAGGTGTTGACATAGGCCGCTCTGCTGGGTGCAGAGAGCTTAAATTACAAACACCCCATATCCACAGATCTGTGTAGATTTGACCTTTCCCAGGTCATCCATACGGATAGGGAGGAAATGTTCATCCTTGGAGCTTCGTAAAGAAGCCCTTACAGGACCAGAGTGCTGACAGTCTTTCAGACTGCAACAGCTTAGAGTGAACCTCAATTGGAAGTGTAAGACGCTGAAGTTCCATAGGTATCAAGAGTGATGCCTAGGCCTTTCTGGTCTAGTAACTTCTTAAGGTGAACCCTAATTGGTACTGACAAGGATAAAGAGAAAGAGTACTGGACTCTAAAGAAGAAATTCTTATATAGGGCAACCAGTTTACGGACTAAAGCCGGACTTTCTGTTCATTCAACCTCATCTATCTAAAGATGATCTAAGTTAGGTCTCTTCTAGCGCAGACCTTACCGTCGACTTAAGAGTTTGGAAACAATAACTCTATTCCCATTTGGGTTAGCGCCCCACTTGGTGAGTAGTGGAGGCGGTTTGCCACATGGATATGAACTTTACTTATCTATTTTAATCTGCTACTAAAAATCAATTAATGAAATTAATACAAATACGGAAGTTAATCCCGATAGTATTAACCTCTTACTTGACTCTTAGTGACGAGTTAAAACAGATAGTTGAGTTATATCTAGATCTTTGAGTCCAGAGGGCCAAACACCGAGGTCTTGCAGATGCAATATCGTATTTCAAACTTACGAGATTAGCATTTACAAGATACCTCAGTGGAAGACCTCTGGAAAGTCTGGATGGTGTTGTATTAAACACAAGCGGTTTTCCAAAACAGCTTGAGTTTATGCAAGACTATCTACTGTCTGTAACTGAAGGGTCAGACTCATACTTTAATATCTTAAGAGTATATAATACTCTATTTAGTATGGGTAGGGCCTTTCATTTACCTGCAGTACTTAAGTCAGATACGATAACAGATCCCTGAAAGGGTGTTCTTCCCAAGATTTCGGAAGAAACCCATAAGGAAATTTGTCGTCGTCTCAGAATTAAGGAGACTCCGCTTTCTTTTAAATCGTTCCATTTTACGACTAAGAAAGGACCTAACGGGCCTGCAATGGCAAATTCTCCAAAGGATCTTACCTCATTATCTCATTCAACTATAGAAGATATAATATCTATAGGAGGTGATGAGCTGGGTTTCCAAATAAAGAAGGCGCACATGCGGACACCAATTAAGGGACTCTCTTTTGTCCAAATATGGGAACAGATTTACAAGAAGGCTGCGCAATGACCTAGGAAATTAAGTTATTTCAGTGACAAGGAAGGTAAGTCTAGGGTTATTGCTATCCTTGACTACTGGTCACAAACAGCTTTAAGACCTTTACATTTCCATTTAATGGATCTGTTAAAGAAAATAAAGTCTGATTGTACCTTTAATCAAGGTAGTTTTATTTCTAAACTTCCTTCTTGCGGTCCATACTTTAGTTTCGATCTCTCCGCTGCGACAGATAGAATGCCTATTGTTCTTCAACAAAAGGTTATTTCATCTATCATAGGGAAAGAGAAATCTGAAGCTTGGGCCCGGTTGTTAACCAGCACTGAGTTCCTGGACCCCAAGGGTGGGCAGTATTATAAATATAATACTGGTCAACCTATGGGGGCGTATAGCTCTTGAGCCGTCATGGCTTTAACACATCATTACATAGTTCAACTAGCATCTATAAGAGCCGGTTTTAATCGGTTCTTTAGAGACTATGTTTTACTAGGTGATGATATTGTTATAGCCAATGAGGCTGTTGCCCTTCAATACAAGATCTTGTGCTCTATCCTTGATATGCCCATCTCTGAAGCGAAGACTCATGTGTCTGTAGACACATTTGAATTTGCCAAGAGGTGAGTACATCGAGGCGTAGAAATCACAGGGTATAGTATTGGAGGTCTCTTTGAAACATGGAAGAGATATTCTCTTTTACATGAGTTCATTGAGAATCAACAACAGCACGGTTGGACTCTTTCATTGGAAGGGAGACCGGGTTTTATATCCCGCATTTATGAGTTCTTTGGTCGAGATTCAACTAGACCAATAAAACTTTATAAATGTTTCTATTATATAAAGAATATTACCGATTTGGCCAAACAAGTCATGCACAGTAATACTGCGAAGCTTGCTCGGTCAGAAACTAAGGTCAAGATAAATAATGATTTATTCATTAGAGATCATGCCAAAGTTTCGTATATCGATAATTCTTCTTTATGACACCCGAGACTCGAAATGTTATGTAGTTCTTTATTGAACTATGTGACACAAGAGTTTGGAGTGCCGTCACTTCAACCAGGGTTGTTTATGCCCTCTACCTCAACTGAGATAGTATTGGATTTGATCCAACAGGTTAAAGTGGCAATAGTAGAAAAGGATATTGAGAGAGTCTTTTCAAATGTCGAAATAATTTCTAGTAAATTAGATCGGCCATTCTTGGAGACTTTCCCAGACTTGGGTAACCAGCCATACAGAGCCTTAAGAAGAGAATGTTATCCAGCAATATTTTGCTTGAATACTCTACTTCGTCAACAAGTTGATTACATCGCGAGACTTTCGTCAAACGATGAATCACTTAATATTTTCGAATTAGGTATTTCAAAGTATTTTGTTGCTGATGAGATTCTATCCTTAAGAGCCGCGCACTCGATCTCACTAGCTGAGTCTCAACTGACGAAATGATTCTTATACCTAGTCAGATTGCGGTACAATGAGATACAACCTCAATGAAAACTTATCGGAGAGGTCTCCCCAACTGGTTTTGATAAACTAGTAGGGAAGTGACATCCTGATAAGTTAAAACAAAGAGAGAAGTATTTCAGAGTACGCAAAGCTGAATCTAGAAAGAAGAATAAGATCAATCTTATGAGATCTAAGGTTAAGAACTCGTAGGGTACGGACCCTACGAGGCCTTAGATTATAATCAGTAGTAAGGTTTACTTATCTGAATTCTGGAGGTTTCTCTCTATCTGAAGTGCTGGGTTTACCCATACTTTTAGCTTCATCCAGAGGTTAAGAGTGCTGGGTTTATCCATACCTTTAGCTCTTACTCCGTCACTCAGAATAAGGTGAGTGAGCGCCTAGCTAAAACTAAGCGTAATATAAAGTTACCCTTCATTGAGTAGAACGAAAGGAATAATAGTAAGTATATATTGAAAGTCAGCATAAGTCTCTTTATTAGAGCAGCTGTAGCTGAGATTTTATATACCTTACTAAAATACCTTCGTTCTGGAAGGTTCCCTGCGGTGAAAAGACCACAGGGTCTAGATACTCTTTGAAGAGCCGATGGGCCTTCATTTCCCATCTGGTAATCTTATATTATAGCTTCTGGAGGGTTCGCCCCCAGGGTCTTGAGCTAGGC